GCCCATTTTATTTTTGTGTTCCAGAAATAGTATGATCATTTCAAGAGCGGTTGGTTTTGTTTTATTGTTATTTTGGCGACGAGGGTTACTCGTTGATCAAGGTCTATATTAAACCGGTGATACCGTGTTCATCGGTATATCTTGTCGTTGCAACCTGTGAGTTCGTGACGAATGCCTTGTTGTTTTTCCGCAAGCCGGGCCGCAGCCATCTCGCCTAGACGTTTCTCGCGCTCTAGCCGGCAAGCGTCAGGACGACGCTTGACCGCGGCCAAGTTAGTGAACTTGTGGCCGTGGTTGGCAAGGGTGCGAATGGCAGAGGAGAGGTTGGACGGAAGCGAGTTGGATCCCGAATCAAGCCCGGTGCTACCCGTGGTGGGGAGACGTCGAACTTGAATAGTGTGGAACGCTTCAGGAGTAATCACCGAGGAGAACTGGGTATTGGCCAAGCCAGTGACCCGAAGCCTGCAAAGGGTTCTGTACTGCTGAAACTCACTAGTGGGATCATCAACTTGGATGGCCCGTGATGGATTGGTGACAATGACACTGTTGACACTCGTAAGAATGTGAGGGGGCACGATACCGCCGGCAAGAGCCACGATAGTCGACCCCTTCACTCGAGTGAAAGAGCCAAGCGTGTCGAAACTAGGATCGTACGCCACCTCGACACACCATTGAATGGCCGGGGCGACGGTGTTGATCGCGTCAGCGCGAACAACAATCTCAAAAGTCCCAAAGGGCAAGTAAATGTCCTGGAACTGAGGGGATCCATCTGCATCGATCATGAGGCCAACAGGGTTGTTGTTGCCATCAAACCAGGGAAGGGTCGTCACAGAGCTGGAGGGCATCGAATAGAGCAGAGAAATCTCCGTATTGAACTGATCGGAGAGAACTGGGTCAGTAGCAACCTTCTTGTCCACAAATGCAACATCCATTTTCACGTCAATGAAACCCGCCTCGAGCATGTCGGGCAGGGTGCCAGTCTCAAGGGTGTTAAAGCCCTCGGTGGCGACGTAGAAAACACCCGCGTCGTAGTTGTTGATATCTCCTTCAACAAGGCCGTCACGGGTGAACTTGAGTTCATCAAACGACTCCTCTAAGTCGCATTTCTTTACGCGAAGATGAGTGTTGGCGTTGATGTTCCCAGAAGAGTAAATCGCGTTCTGGGTGGCCTCAAGCATGTTTGTTGGCAAGGGATCGGAAGCGTTGGGAAGCCATCCCAAGACGATGTTGCCGGCAGAGGTTGTCGGGGTGTTGGTCGTGTAAATGAACTCAAGAGCCTTGATGGCATAACGAGCCCAACCAGCACCCATGGTATCCGCAAGCCACGGGAGAAAGCTCGCAAGGCCAGGTTGCACAAACTGCACAACCGAGCAAAGAAAGCTTCCATCCGTGGGAACGACAACCATAGCCGCTCGTTCATGATGCTGGCGCTGCCACCCGGTAGTTTCGGATGCGCGCTTGATGAACGTGTCCAACGACGACGGTGCTTCGGAAACACGGAGCGAGGTCGTCGGACGTTTCGGTGGAGGGGGTTGGCGCTTAGGTTTCGGCGCCTGCCTCCGTTGGTTTTTATCTGCCTTGATCATAAGCAGCGATTTATCAGCGGACTAAGCTGAAGTGTTTGAAATCGCACGGGGTCCCAACAACCCCGTAGCAAAGTCCGCGTGATGGCCGGTTTAGGCCTTGGGCGCCTTCGCGCCCTTGACCTTACCGACCACCTTGTAGCCTGCTGAGCGTTTAGTGCTCTTTTTGCTGGCTACTCTGGCCTTGCCTTTGCCTTTGTCCACCTTCTTGGTCGGCACGCCACTGTCTGATTTCTGCTTCTGTTTGAAGACGGAAACCGAGACAGCAGTGGCTGGCTCTGGTGCGACGGCGGCTATGACTTTGGCCGAGTCCGAATCACGATCACGCTGTTTCTGAATGTCATTGAAGAGCTTTATAGCCTCTTCAGCGTTCACGCACTCAGACAGGCGTTTCGGGACCGGGGGAGGGGGCTGGGCTTCCGGATGTTGGGTTTCCGCAGGCCCGCCGACGCGATGGTCGTCGTCACCGACCACAACGTCAAATTCACTCGAGTACACTTCTTGACAAGGGCTGTCATAGTGCATGCATTCATTGATGTCCTTAAAAGAACAGAATGCAGCGAGTAGGTGTTCCGCATTAGGTACGTAGAGCTCCCCAGTCTCTTCGTATATCTCGGGACTCACCCAGTCAGCGTCGTCGTTGGGCCATTGGCCGTCGCCATCCTCCGATTCTCTCGTGAGGTAGTTTGCCTCTGCAGTTAACCTGAGCGGTCTGCCCTCGTTACGCGCGAGGCAGACCACCTTGGTCACGATATCACCCAAAAGTGGGGTGTTCCTATCTGAGAGGTAATACGAATAACATTTATCCACAAAAAGCTGGACGTTATCCGGGCGACCGGGCATTAAAGGACTGGCAGTTACATGGAGCTTGGAAAGCTGACGGGGGACGTCTGCACAGCTCGTAGGATCACCAATCCATACCCGCGGGGAAAAATGGCGAGCTAGGAAGCTCACCTTCTCACCCCGTAGGCGCAACGTAGCTTTGGGGCGCAACCCCAATTGCTTTGAACGCGTCTTGAAGAGCTCGCTGTCGAGGTCTCCAGCGGCTCCATCATCGCCCCCTGCCATGGCTTTATTGCAAAGCTCCGACCAAGCCTGATCAGGCGTGAAGTATTCGCCTCCCTCACTGCGCATCCCGCGATAGGTGCTGTAAAGCACGAATGCGGCGATGACAGTGTTGAGAAGTGATGTGCCGGCTTCACCGCTCGCGCGGGCGTCGCCTTGCTCATACGAAACTCCAGAGTCGAAGTAGAACTTGCAATGTCTGAGGGACTTGAGAACGTTGTCAACCTCATCATGGTGCTCAGGGGCAAAGGCCGCGTGGAACAGCGGCCGTTCAATCATCTGTCGGAACCATGCACTGATTGTCCCGTCCATACGACAGAAATCCGTTTCGACCATGTAGGCCGAATTCGTTGCGCAGCGCGCTACAGAACGCGCGATGCCTCCGGGTTGTTGACCGAACGCATACCACGGCAATCTCTTGATCAAGACAGCCAAGGAGTAGACCAACATGGCAGAGTCTACCTTGATGTTGCCTTTGATGTTGGAAATGATCCTAGGATCTTTAACCTCAACGCCAGCAACACCCGGCATACCCTCAACCGGCACGGTACCCGTGCCCGCTTCAACCTTAATGAACGCGCCGTGGTTCTCCGGGTAGGGAGCCACAACTCTGGTTGAAGCGATATTGGCTGCGACTTGGTTTGGGCGGTTCTGTTTTTCCAGAATCTCCTCAAAGTCAACAGGGTGCAACGAATGCACAAGCTCGGGCGGCACCAAGAATCTTATAAATTCTATTGCGAAGTCCACAAAGAAAGAGCCAGGGCTCGGGTCTGCTTTGACGGACATAATGCGGCCTTGGACGGACGCTTCGCATGCCGGTGCATCGATAGCATGTGCGGTGGGTGCGTGCATCAGCGGGTTTGCGATTACCCGTAGTTTCGACGGGGAGTCAAAATCCACGTCACCCTTGGCGGTCTTCCAGCGGATTGTCTGGATTCCCACCACAGTGCCCCACTCGACGTATTCGTGAGGGCACTCCCTTATAAAATTCAGAGCCACTGAACCTTTAAGGGGACTGTCTGCTGCGTAAATCTTGGCCATGGATGCTCCCATTTTGGCTTTAGATATTCTCTCCGCAGCTACGAGCCCGGCGAATTGGGCCGAGGTCAAACAGTCTTCCTCCATAAGGAGGGGATAAGAGAAGTGATGGCGAACGCTGCCATCCGCCTCCGTGGTCTTGAGGGCGAGAAATTCCCTCTGTCCACCGAACGGCGTTTTCTCTCCTTTGTGCAAAACATTCAACCGGGAGAGCCAGTTGTGCTCAACATAGGCCTCGGCGAGCCAAGCCATGAGAGCTTCGGTCTTCATCGTTGGGACAAGCAAGATGAGATCGCGGTTGTCGTGGATCTTTTTGCGTTCAACCGCGTATACACAGACAGTCAGCTTGCCAAGGCCAACATGTCTGACGAACCAGTTGTCGCCCAACCCGCAAAGGTTGAGCAAGTCCGAGACAACTGGGACGTATGTGCCAGAACGCACTGAGATAGTGTCACCACTGAAATCCCATAGCTTCTGGCTGTAGCTCCCACCACCTGCAACACGCTGGACAAAGTTGCTCTCATGGTCGAAAGTGTACGATGAATCAGCGCCTAGGCCACAGAGCCTGTTGGGACAGACGTCATAGATGCCGTAGATGGTGCATGCGTCAGTGAGGAGCTGGTGCATATCAACGTGTGACGCGACGTCAACAACGCTAATTGGGGAGCACCCATCCCACAGGTCATTTCGATGACCTGCGAGGAAATCCTTGGCCAGGAAGGTTATGCGGTTGCCCGGCAGGCCACGACGAATCTGGGTCTTGCTCATCTGATAGTTGAACGCTTCAGCGTGCAAATACAGATTGCAGAACCTCGCAAAGCCTTTCGTGGCTGCGGTCCGCAGACTGGCTGCATAAGGATGAGTATGCAGCCCCTGGTTTCGTGCGCCTGCATCCGGCCGGGGGGGGACAGTGACTTCGAATTCGTGGAACAACATTCGAATGTCTTGCAGGGGGCGCATGAGATTGCTCTTGAACAGCATCCAACTGACAAGCACTTGCTTCGCATCGACGTTAAGACCAGCGTAGACTTTGGCGACTATAGTGCCTACGATGAATCGAGCAAAGGGCGCGAGGGAGCGCAACCAACCCACGACACACAAGCAGCTTACAACTGCGGTGCCACTGCGAACTGGGTTGGCAGAAATTGTTTTGGTGAGGCGGAATAAAAGCCTCAAAAGCCCAGACTGGTGCAAAAGTTTGCCCCAGCTGAGCGCCGTGCATGCCTGCACGATAGCTTGAGCACCCAGGCCGAGACCGGTCGGATGGTTAACAAGCATTTTTGCAATCATTTTGATCGCAACGCTAATGGATTGGATGGCCATTCTTCTATTCGCAGAATAGGTACAGTGTCG